GAGCGACCAACTATGGGCGCTGGGTGTTGCGTAACGTCTTTATTGAAAACTGCAACTACGGTTTGTATTGCCGTGGCGGCTTGGTGTTTGACGTGTACGACTGCACGTTTCAAGACAACCTCTACGGCTACTACTGCGAAAAGTCAGCCAACAACGTCTACAGCAACTTGGTGACGTTCTACGGCGGTCAGTTTAGCGGCAACAGCCAATGGGGCTTGTACATCAAACAAGCCGGTGGCGTGCATGTTGTCGGCACCGACATTAGTTTTAACGGCACTTCGGGCGACACTGGCACGGGCGGTATCTACTACGACGTGACGATGGACGATGAAGTCGGCTATGCCGTCGCGTCTATCAAGAACGCATGGTTCGAGGGCAACTTCGGCAACGGCATTAAGACCGGCGCTGTCGGCGGCCTGCACCTGTCAATAATGGACACGACGCTTGCCGGTAACTTCAACCCGATCACGGTTGGCGCTATCGCCATGAGCGAAATTTCCAACTGTTTTGCTGGTTCTGTAACCGACACGATTGTGGTCGGTGCCGGACGCAGCATCGTCAAGAATTGCATTTTCTACGATCTAATTGATAACAGCACGTATTACCACCACTGGAACGTGGTCGGTAACGCGTATAACGACATTAACGAGACCAATGCTCGCGCCGATGTGATTTGCGGAACGGAGCGGTTCGTTCAAGGTTCTGCCGCTGCACTAACCGCTGGTAGCCCGGAAGACTTTGTAAACTTCTTGTTCGGCACCGGCCAACAGCAGTTTTGGTGTCAAAACGTCAAAAACTTGAGCCTTGGCCCAGCGGCTATTGGCTTCTACGGCACCTCGCCGCAGACGAAACAGACGATTACGGGCTCCCGTGGTGGCAACGCAGCCCTCGCATCTTTGCTGACGGCGCTTGCAAGCACGGGTCTAATTACTGATAGCACTACGGCTTAATGTTGCGCTGACGCAACTTGTAAGTTAAAGTTTGACCGTACTGGTGCGGTTCACCAGGTTTCCGTAAGGAAGTTTATGTCGGACGAAAATCAAGTCCCTGAAGTTGTAGCGGAAGTACCCGCGCCGGAACCGGAGGCTACGGCGGCCCCGGAACCCGAAGTCGTTGCAGAAACGCAACAGCCGGAGGAAAAGTCAGCCAAGACGTTCACTCAAGAAGAGTTGGACGCAATGGTTGGCAAGAGGCTTGCGAGGGAACGTCGCAAGTGGGAGAGAGAGCAGGCGCTAAAGGCCCAGCCGTCACAGGTTGATGCCGCTGCACTGCCTAGCAAGGACGAAGACCCTGACGCTTATGCCGAGGCTCTGGCCGAACGCAAAGCAGCAGAACTCCTCGCCCGACGCGAAGCAGAGCGGGAGCAGATGGCTCTCTTAGAGGCGTATCACGAGCGTGAAGAAGCGGCGCGTGACAAGTACGACGACTTCGAGCAAGTCGCGTACAACAACGCACTGCCGATCACGACTGTGATGGCACAGACGATTCAGGCGTCAGATTTGGGGCCAGATATAGCCTACTTTCTGGGGTCTAATCCGAAGGAAGCCGAGCGCATTTCCCGCTTACCGCAATTCCTTCAGGCTAAGGAAATCGGGAAGATTGAGGCCAAGTTGGCCGACAGTCCTGCCCCGGTTAAAAAGACTACCAGTGCGCCCCCGCCTATTAAGCCTGTCACGGCAAAAGGCACTGGCGCTCCGGTCTACGACACGACGGACCCACGGTCAATTTCGGCCATGAGTGCGTCAGAGTGGATCGAGCGCGAGCGTCAGCGACAGATTAAGCAGTGGGAAGCGCGTAACCGCTAACATCTTTTTGAGGACACGAAAGTGGCTAATACACTTCTTACTATTGACATGATCACTCGGAAGGCTCTGGAAATCCTGGAGAACAACCTTGTGATCACCCGTAACGTGAACCGTCAGTACGACGATTCGTATGCCGTGGAAGGCGCCAAGATTGGCACCACGCTGCGTATCCGTCTGCCGGACCGCGCTCTTGTGACTGACGGTGCCGCCCTGCAAGTTCAGGACGACAACGAGCAGTTCACGACCTTGACGGTTGCTTCGCAGAAGCACATCGGCGTCAACTTTACGACCGCCGAAATGACGATGCAGTTGGACGACTTTGCCGAGCGCGTGCTGAAGCCGCGTATCAGCCAGTTGGCCTCCAGCATCGACGCTGACGTTGCCAACTCGTTCAACAGCATCTATCAGTCGGTTGGTACTCCGGGCACGACTCCGGGCACCTCGCTCGTTCTGTTGCAGGCGCAACAGAAGTTGAACGAAGCCGCCGCTGGCATGTCGCCCCGCTACGCCACCGTGAACCCGGCTGCTAACGCCGCGCTCGTGGAAGGCATGAAGGGCTTGTTCAACCCGGTGTCCACGATCAGCAAGCAGTTCAAGAGCGGCTTGATGGGCGAAGGCATCCTCGGTTACGACGAACTTGCCATGTCGCAGTCGATCAAGCAGTTCACGACCGGCAGCCGTTCGGGCACGCACACCGTCACCTCGACGATCTCGGCCCAAGGTACTTCGACCATTGCCATCACCGGCACTGGCACGCAGACCATTAAGAAGGGCGACGTGTTCACGATTGCTAACGTGTACTCGGTCAACCCGCAGACCCGCGAATCGACTGGCTCGCTCCAGCAGTTCGTGGTCACCGAGGACGTGACGGCTGTTGCTGGTGCTTACGCTGCTGTGAAGATCAGCCCGGCGATCTACACCTCCAGCGTTGCGCTTGCCACGGTGGATTCGTTCCCGCAGTCTGGTGCTGCTGTGACGTTCTTGGGTGGCGCTTCGAGCCAGTACCCGCAGAACCTCGTGTACCATCGTGACGCGATTGCGTTTGCCACGGCTGACCTCCTGCTCCCGCAGGGCGTTGACATGGCTTCGCGTCAGGTCCACAACGGTATCTCCATGCGCGTTGTTCGTCAGTACGACATCAACAACGACCGTATGCCGTGCCGTATCGACGTGCTGTATGGCTACTCGGTGATCCGTCCGCAGATGGCTGTCCGCCTCTGGGGTTAATGGTTAAATTTAAGGAGTAACTAAAAATGGCACTTCCTAATGGTTCAGGCGGTTATCAGGTTGGCGATGGCAATCTTGGTGAGCCGCTGTTTTTCATGCAGAGCGCTCCGACTGCGCTGACGGCTGCCGCTACGGCAACCCCGGCTCAGTTGGTCAACGGTCTTTTCACTTTCAACGGAACGGCTGGCGACTTGACGTTGCCGACCGTTGCCGACCTTGAGGCGGCTTTTTCCTCAATGAGCGAGAAGGTGGATAGCGCGTTTGATTTCTTCGTCATTAACATTGACGCAGGAACGGACGACGTGACCGTGGCGATTGGTACGGGCTGGACGCTCGTTGGTGCTGGACAGGTTGACAACGGCACTTCGGGTCACTTCCGTGCCCGTAAGACCGGCTCTGGCACCTGGACTTGCTACCGCGTTTCGTAATGGCAACGCCCCCGGTAGGTAACACTGCCGGGGGCATCACCTAAAGGGGTATTGATATGCCTAATACTAAGGCAGTTGGTGTTGCCTTCGCGGACCCGGAGTTTGAGAGCGTAAGCGTCACAGGAGCCGTTACTGCGGCTTCTGCGTCGGTTACGGGTGCGGTAAGCGCCGGTAGCGTCTCGGCTTCGACTGTGACGGCTTCTGGCTCGTTGGTCATCAAGTCGGCCACGGTGGCTGCGGCTGGTAACAGCCAAGGCACGGCGGCTGCGGTTGCTGCTGGTTTTACGCTCGTCACCGGCGCTGATGCTGCCAAGGGCGTGGTCCTTCCGGCTGCGTCGGCTGGTCTGATTGTGATTATCAAGAACGCCGATGCGGCGAACGCTGTCCTGAAGGTCTATCCGGCCTCGGGTGATGCGATCAACGCGTTGGCTGCGAACGCTTCGTATGACATGGCGGCAAAGACTTCTGTGCTGCTCGTGGCTTACGATTCGACCACTTGGTACAGCGTACCGCTCTTGGCCTCGTAATATGTCCAATATCTACCTTCGCCACCCCAGACATGGGGAGAAAATTGCTATCTCGTGGATGGAAGCGAGGGAAGATATGGAGCAAGGATGGGAGGAGTTTGACCCCTCTGATCCTGATGAGTCTGAACCCTCGGCGTCGTCAGATGTGGCGGCGCTGGGGGATTCTCAGCATAATGCGTTGAGAACGCGTCGCCGCCGTAAGGAGTAAATCATGGCTACAACTGCTGCCGATCAAATCAACGGCGCGTTGCGGCTGATCGGGCAGTTGGCCGAGGGCGAAGTCCCTTCTGCGGCCACTTCGCAGGATGCCCTCACCGCTTTGAACCAGATGCTCGACTCATGGAGTACCGAGCGTTTGGCGGTCTACTCGACCCAAGACCAAATCTATAACTGGCAGCCCAACGTCCGCACCATTACGATGGGACCGACCGGCACGTTTGTAGCCGAGCGTCCTATCCTGATGGATGACGCTACCTATTTCCGTGATCCATCGACCAACGTGTCGTATGGCATCAAACTGATTAACAACGAGCAATACAACAACATTGCCGTTAAGACCGTAACCTCCACGTATCCGCAGTTGATGTGGGTCAACATGACCTACCCCAACGTGGAGATTTACGTCTATCCAGTGCCGACCCGCGTGCTGGAATTCCACTTTGTATCGGTGCGCCCGCTGACGCAGCCTGCCGCGCTAGATACCGATTTGGCGTTCCCGCCTGGATACCTCCGGGCGTTCCGATTTAACTTGGCCTGTGAACTTGCGGCGGAGTTTGGTGTCGAACCCTCTCCGCAGGTGCAGCGTATTGCTATGACTAGCAAGCGCGACTTGAAGCGCATCAATAACCCGGATGACATGATGGCGATGCCCGCAACGCTGCTCGTCAACCGTCCGAGGTTCAATATATTTACAGGGAACTTCTAAGTATGTTTAATCAAAGCATACTTACTGCGCGGTCCCTTGCGTTTTCCGGGTTGCAAGTGCGCCCGTTGCGCGTTGTATAAAGCGTGGGCGTGTCGGACGTTTTCCTGATGCGTAAGCAACTCAAGATTCTCCAGACGGTTGTCGGAACGATCCAAATTCTTGTGGTTAACCTCAAGGCGTCCGGCAATAGGGCCGTTAAAAGCCTCCCATACCGCTCGGTGAACAGAAACGCGTCGATAATTACCATTTTTCGACGCCATAATTTTCATGTAATGCTTGCTATCTGGGGACGGCTTTACTGGGCGATAAGACGAATCTCCAGCCCACGTTTTGCCATGCTTGATGCTAAACGCCGTGGTAATGCTGGTTCCCAAGAACTCGGCTACGGCTTTAAGTTCAGCGCCGTTCGCAAGCATTTGCTTGGCTTTATCAACCTGTTCTGCCGTAAACTTTTTGCCTCTGGCAATACGGCGGACGTTTCCGTGATCGCTAATTTCGTACAAATTTTCGTATCCCAGAATCGGCTTCCAAGTTTCCATAAGCAGTTCCTCTTTTCAACACCTATGGAGTATAAGGCCATGTTTGTTGGAGAGCAAGCGTGAAAACCCCTATACTTGGAAGCAGTTACGTTATTCGATCCGTAAACGCGGCGGATAACCGATGTGTGAATCTTTACCCAGAGGTAATCCCCGAGGGCGGCAAGGAGCCTGCTTACCTTCAACGCTGCCCCGGCCTGACGTTAAAAGGCACGTATGGCACTGGCCCGATTCGAGGGTTGTGGTCGTTAGGCGATTATCTTTACGTAGTTTCAGG